GGGGTATAATCCAGGATACCAGCCATGGTCAGTGCAGATGCTACATCAGCAGAGCACATGACAATGTTGCCCTTTCCTCTTCTTGTTCTTTGAGCGATTGCATTAGCATCTCTCTCAATTTGGAACAGAAGACCCTTGAACTTCTCAACAGACCATCTACCATTGGAATCAACGTCCAGGTCAAATGTGCCTTGTTGTGCTACGTTTGATACAGCACCTTGCTCAGCAGACTTGTAGATAGTTCTGATAACTTCTCTGTTGATCTCAGCAAGGATCTCAGTGGAGAGAATGTTAGCAAGTTCTGCTTCAGCATTCAGACCATGAATTGCCTTCAGGTCCTGTGCAAGCTCAAGACTGTACTCAGCCTTCAGTGCTCTTGACTTAGCAGTAACAGTGACTTTCTCAATAGAGAATGCCATTTCATTGAACTGATTACCTGTGCCATTGCCCAGATTCTCAGCATCACCAGTTGCCATACCCTGACCAACATTGTAGTCAGTGTTTGAACCACCTGAACCAACAGGGTTAAGTACAGATGGGTTGTTGCCAACTTGACCAGTAGTACCCAGACCAGTGGCTTTATCAGCCATGCCACCTTCTAGGTTGAATGCATCATCCTGACCAGAGAATCCAGAATCAGGCTCATTAAAGAATGATTCTGCACCAGATTGATTCTCATATCTGGAGCGCATTGCAAAGATCAGTCCAGTAGGACCAGACATTGGTTGTACACCAGCCAGATCATATGCAACCAGGTTAGGCATTGCACGTCTGATCAGAGAGATCAGAACAGGGTCAAAACCAGCAACAGGACCAGAAGCAGTGGCATTAGCACCAAATGCACCAGTTGTAGCAGGGTTACCAGTTGGTTGACCAGCAGCATTGCCAGACATTGTAGGTGTTTCCATCAGGTTGATACCCTGAGAGAAAGCAGCCTCTTCTCTTAAAAATTTTTCTTGGTTTTCCAGCAGGACAGCAGTAACAGCTCTTCTATGGTTATCCTTGATACCATCAAGACCTTCATAGTCTAGGAGAGGTGCCCACTTTTCCTGCAGATGTTCAGATTGAAACATTTGCGTTTACCTTAAGGGGGATGTGTTTACAGTTTGAATTAATGTTAAATTCAGTTTTGCTTGAAAGCACCCAGGCTTCTCAGATAGGTTTCCATGGATCCTGAAACAGGATTGGTTGTGCTATCTACACCCTCAGAAAGGGTTTGAGTAGATTGGGTCTTTGCAGCAGGAGTTGTTCTAGAGAAGTATGACTCCTTTAGAGTCTCCAATTTTTCACGATATTCTTCTTCACTTTCAAACTCCACACTTTCAGCAAGTGAGGCGAGCTTCTCCTTCTGGGTCTCTGCAAGACCTGAGGAAACTTGAGTCAGAACATCTTGAGCAGAAGACTCAGCAAGTCTTCTGTTCAATCCAATATTCTTATCAATTTGCTCATTGAGCTTGGTTTCCATGTCATCAAGTTTTTCTACCATGCTTTCCAGCACATCATATTTGTCTTCAGGGATAGTTACATAATGTTCTTCAAAAAGACTCTTCATGCCTGAGAGGAAACTCTCAGTCATTTCAGATTTAATTCCATGTTCTACAGCCAACTCATTCTCAGTAATCCACTCTTCGCAGACATACTCAAGATATGAGTCAACTCTTTCAACTAGAGAAGTTTTAAGTTCTTCTTTAGCCTCTTCTAGTTGAGCACCATATTGTGCTTCCAGGGATTCCTGGATTTCTTTTACTTTTGAATTTAGAGCAGCTTCAAAGACAACCTTTGCTTTTTCTCTAAACTCCTCAGAGAGTTCTTCACCACCAAGGAGAGCATTGACATCTTCGTCCATGTCATATGCTTCAGTTGTTTCTTCTGATTCAGCAACTACTTCTTCAGTAGAAACTTCCTCTTCTGCAACAACTTCCTCAGTTGCTTCTGTTTCTTCTTTGGACATTTTTTGCATTGGATCTGCTTTCTTAGAACCCTTGTTGACTACGTCAGCAACAGTTTTAATTTTTGGTTCTCTGATTTTAGCAGAATCATTATCTGGTTTGTAGTTCTCAGGTGAAGGACCACCAAGATCCTCATAAGAACCAGCACCTGATGAATCCATAGGGTCCCCTGCCTTAGCACCAGAGTTTACCGCAGTTTTGGATTGCTGTGTCTTTACTTCCATTTCTTGTAGATCTCCACGAGACATTTTGAAACTCTCCGATTGCCTGTTTTAAACTATATTTATTTATAAATTAAAACCTTTGTGATATCAAAGGTTATTTAAGAAGTTATTGAAAATATCCAACTTCTTCTCATCTAATTGTTTTTGATCAACCAAAGTATTGATCTGAGCGTATGTTTTAGCAGCAAATTTTTCTCTCAAAATACCACCATCCCATACCCATTCCTTACCTTCCATAATGCCTTCAACAAAAGCATCTGGCGCGGAAGGATCAGCAACAATGTCAGCAGCAGTTGCCAACATGAAGTCATCACCTACAATGTTTACTCCTTCTCTGGTAGGTTTCAAAGAACCAATACCTCTGGATGAAACACCCAGTTTCACTCCCTCATCAATGAGAGATTGTGCAATCTTACCCATTGGTGTGCTTAGAAGTTTAGCTTTACCAATAAAGTTTGAACCACTTTCTCTAAGTGATACAATCTTGTGGGATACTCTGTCAAGATTTACAGTGGGACCTTCTGGATGACCCAGTTCTCCCAGTGCTCTACCTGATTTAACATGGTTTTCATTATATCTTTGAACTTCCTTTCTCAGGACATTCATGGGATACATTCTTCCATTTCTATTTTGAAGGTCTCCTTGTAGGAAAATTCCTTCAATAAACATTGACTTCTTTCCACCAACAGATTCTACAATGAAGTCAACAGATTCGATTTCTTCTCTAATTAGTTTCATTTGTGACCTCAAGAGACTTGAACTTGTTGTACGAACGCTTTTCCAGAACTGGCAGCAGTTCTGAGTGATACTTTAAATGACCTTCTCAGGTCAGCATATGGGGCATTAAATGCAGTTGCAATACCAGAAGAATCATGATTGACTACAATTCTTGTACTAAAAAATCCTCCAACACCACTTGATGTGTTAATAGAGTCAACAATTTTATGACTAAAATTGTAATATGTTTGAGTACCACTAATAGTAAGTGAAACTGCATCTCCAAGTGCAAAAGGTGATCCTGTTCCTTCAGGAAAATCAAGAGTTGTTTGTGTGCCAGTAGTGATACCAACAACTCTTTGAGATGCTACAGGACCAAGACTAATCTTTTCATCACCACCAGATGTACCAATATAAATGTCAGTGGTTGCAGCAGTAGGATTAGTACCAATTGCAACATGAACCCCAACAGTTTCTGCAACAATTCTAAGAGTATCAGTTTGTTGAGAAATTGCAGCAGATAATGCTGGTGAGGTGCCAGTGGTTATTGTTTGATTAGTTCCAACTGCCTTAAGTGCGCTCGCCATTACTTTTAATTACAATAGACCTGTTAATGTATTTAGTTCTCTTCTTGTTCTGATGATTCAACCTCAACATCTGCTTCTGGTTGTACATCTTCACCATCAAATACATTATTCATAATTCCAGGAGTTACAGTTTGAACTTTTTCTGCAGTTCTAGAATAAAGCATATCTTTGATGGCATCACTTATTTGCGTAGGTGATTCATCTTTCACCAAAAGATCCATTAATTCTTCCATGTTGTATAAGTTACAATAAATTTATTTATATTTCCCCACCTTTGGGTGTTTCAAACTTTGTCTCATCAACCTCTGGTGCTTGGGGAGTAGCACCCATTAGTCCACCTGATGTGTCACCAGATTGAGGAGGAATTGGTTGACCAGTCGTAGGATCAATTTCCATTTGACTTGGATCAGGAATTACACCATCTTTGATTTCCTTTTCAATCAATGCATCTTGATCAATAATTTCTTGATCTGTCTGACGTAAGATTTTACGTCTTATGTAATCATTAGAGTAATACTTACCAACATAAGGTTCAGCAAGAGTAGCAAGATTAAGTCTTTCAGTAGTAAGTTCTGCCTCTTTAAGTTCAGCAAAATGATTGTCATATAAGAAATCATACTGAATATGGTCAGACATTAACTCCCAATCTTCAGGAGTAACAACATTTTTTAGAATGAGTTGTGTCTTAAGAAGATCTTGGAACATATGAGAGAATCTTTTTCTCATTCTTCCAACAAACTTGGAGAACTTAATCTCATCTCTTAAAATTTCAGATGATCTTCCAAGTGTAAAACCACCTTCTCCACCAATTCTTGTTTCAGGAACATTCAGTGATCTATAGAGTTTCTTCTGGAAATAGTTAATGTCAGTAATTTCACCAAGATTCTGACCACCTGGGAGTGTAGTAATTTCAGTACCTCTGCCACCCTCTCTTCTAGGTAACCAGAAGTCCTCCATCATAGACATATGTTTTTTATCATCTCTGATTTCACCAGTGTTGGAATCATACACCAACTTATTTCTATAACGCATCATCACATCACGCAGGTATTGTTCTGCTTTTACTTTAGGCAGATTACCAACATCAATGTAGAAGATTCTTCTTTCTGGTGCTCTTGAAAGTCTGTAGATGACAAGAGAATCCTCAATCATCATTAACTGATTAAGAGGTTTGATTGCTTTATGTAACCAAGAAAGAGTTGATCCTTTGTTTCTATCAACTAATCCTGATGTACAATAGCAAATAGAATCTCTTGTCAGTTTTACTCCACCACTTGCTTGTTGTGTTCCATATCCAGTTTTCTTTCCACCATCTGTATATACAAAATATTCTTCAATAGGTGGAAATTGGAATTGATCTTTAGCAGTATCTTGTCTTTGAAAAACTCCATCACCCTTTTTTTGAATGATTTGACGTATATAACGCATCTTAGATGCATCAATATATCTTAGTTCTTTAATACCATCTTCTGGTTTCTTCTGATCAATTACTTTATTGTAATATAATCTTCCATCAATATACCAATTCCTGAAAATTTCATGTGCCTTGGTATCAAAATCAAGGAGGTCAAGAATATATCTAAACTCTTCTCTAATTTTTTTCTTGATGCCATCACTGGCATTTAAGTTTGAAAGTTCAATCTCTACTGGAGAATCATTTGTATCAGCAACAATAGCTTCATTTACAACATCTTCAATAGCACTATCACACTCAGGATATAATGACATAGATCTATATCTTCTGATTAGATCATTTTCATTTTTATATATTCCTTCAATATCTACATAAGAACCAAAAAAACCAGAGCTAATATAGTTCTCAGATCCATCCTGGTTATTAGGAGGAACAGGAGATACTAGCCCTGGCGGTTGCTTCTCATTATCTTCAATTGAGAAACCAAATAATCTTGCCATTATTATTAATACTAGAAGTCTGTGCTCCTAGTATTTATCAACTTTAATTATTATTTAAATGTTGGAGTTGATCCTCCATCATTTCTACCATCTTCAGCAAGACCAATTCTGAAGTCCTGAACCTGGAAGGTTACAGTGAATTCTTCAATAGTATCAGTTGAATCATAACTCAGATCAATTGCACTAACCTCAGTTGGGAAAATTCCAGTGAACTTATAAGATCTCAGAACTTGCTGATTCTTATTGTTCTGTGGGTGTGTTGTTGAATTTCTTGCATTACCTCTACCCAGTTGAGCAATGTAGGCAGTTGCCATATAAGAGGCAGGATTAGTAATGCCTGTAGCATGTGACAGGTCATTAATTGTATTCATCCAACCTTCAAAAGCACTTCTTAGGTTAAAGTCTTCATCATTGATGATTGTGACTGTCCAAGGTTCAAAGGTTCTGTCACCAGCAACTTTCAGAATTCTACCTCTGAAAGGAACTGGAATTTCAGCAACAGTTGAAGCAGGAAGTTGAGCAGCTTTGCAAAGGAATCTAAAATCCTTTCTTGATGTATCACCCCAAAGTGTTGCAGAACCTGAAATACCAGATGGGAATGAGGGGATTGAAGCCTCAAATAGATTGGGGCGAGCACCCCCACCCCTTAATTGTGTCTTG